AAAAGAAAATTCGGCAGGATGCATACTGCGGCTAACCAGTAATGGAGCCAACCGTGAAAGGATCTGAGTTTTCTTTTGATGGGCCTGTATTGGCTTCGACGTGGCGAGATAGTAGAGACGGCAACACAGTAGGCGATGACTGTAAATCAAGCAAATAACGTAAATGCAAAAGCAAATACATTCGAGTATTTCCAAGTTCCAGTTAGCATCAGTGCTAATGACGAATTTGCAATCGCAGCCTAAGAAACTGCCCTCGCGAGGATTGGTTGATCCTTGTCACCCAACTTAACCAAAATGGCTACGAAAGTAGCCATTTTCTATTGCTCTCTGTACTAATACGGATATATAATAGAGACATGACAACATGTCATTTTTATTAATAAAAAGGAAGTAAAACAAATGAAGAAAATTGCATTAGCAACTCTTTTAGCCCTAGTGGCAGTAACAGCAAGTGCTGTCGAAGTTGGTGTTGAATTTCAAGACCAATTGGGTAAAAACAATGGCCCAAAATCAGACAACTATCAGTTAAGCGTTAAGCAAGCAGTTAACGATAACTTTGCAGTTGATGTTAAAACTTTGACAGTTGTTGGTAAGACTGACAACACTGAAACAGGACTTTCTAGTTCACAACTAGAAGCAGGTGTTACAGGTCAGTATAATGTTATGGGTCTAGCTACACCATATGTTCGTGTAGGTCTAGGTGAGCGTTATACAACAACTACAAATTATTCATACTACTCTATTGAGCCAGGTGTGAATATTCCAGTTGCATCGACAGGTGTAACAGCAACAGTAGCATGGCGTTATCGTGCTCCGTTTGATCAAGATGCAAATCAGTGGGAAACACGTACATGGCGTGCCGATCTTGGTTACAACATTACCAAGGCAGACAACGTGTATGTAGGTTATGATCGTATGCGTGGTGATACACAAGCTGGTATTACTCGTGTAGGTTATGCACATTCATTCTAATCTTTGATTAGACAGTATAAGGGCCTACGGGCCCTTTTTTATTAAGAGAGTATTAAAATGGACATGGATCAAGCGGCAGTATTTTTAGCTGGCAGTATTTTAACAACCTTAGGGTTTATCGTAATTTTTATTGGCGTAGTAATCATCAATAATCTTCTTTCCAAATATTGGAAACCAATCAAGTGGATGCGTATCATGGATCATCCAATGTATGTTACTCGAGAAGATTTGGCAGAACATAAAGAAGAACCAAAAATATCATAATCATTATTGATTTTTTTAATAACGGTCATTGAAATAATTATTGAAAAAATCAATTAAAATGCTTGATCTTATTGTTAAATACTATTACAATAACATATCAGTACAAACACTGAGTTATTAGTTTTCAAACACACACATAAGGAGAATGATATGAAAACAGTTGGAAATAAATTAGAAGCTTTCGCAATTACTGGTGTTAAGCCAGGACAACCAGAAGACGCATACTTTACAATTACCGATCAAAGTTTTGAAGGCAAGTGGAAAGTAATCGTTTACTATCCAAAATCTTTCACTTTTGTTTGCCCCACAGAAATTGTTGGGTATGACAAATTGAACCAAGATTTTATTGATAGAGATGCTGTATTACTTACAGGCTCAACAGATAACGAATTCTGTGCGGTTGCCTGGCAAAATGCCCACGCAGACTTGAAGAAAATTACACATACTCAGTTTGCCGATACACAACGAGGCGAACTAAGTTTAGTCGAGCAATTGGGTGTATTTTTTGCCCCGGCAGGAGCACCACTGAGAGCAACATTTATCGTTGACCCAGATAATGTTATCCAACATGTCACAGTCAATAACCTAAATGTAGGTCGTAGTCCAGAAGAAACACTTCGAATCTTAGATAGTCTTCAAACGGGGGAACTGTGTGCCTGTTCAAGAACTATCGGGGGCGAAACGCTGTAAGTCCGTAGGACAGACATAAATATACTAACAGGAACATTTATGTCTGATCGAATACCCTACACTTATTTTGTTTTACACATACCCACCGGATTGAAATATTACGGATCTAAATATGGAAAGGGTTCAAACCCTGAAACATTTTGGAGGTCCGGTGGGTATTTTACTTCTTCTGTTAAGGTTAAGAACTTATTAAACGAATACGGAATAGATTCTTTTAAGGCTGAGGTAAGGAAAGTATTTGAAAGTCCTGACCAAGCACTTAATTATGAATATAGGTTTCTCAAGAAAGTCGGTGCTCTTGACAAGAGTGAGTGGCTCAATGAAAACCTCGGCGGTGAAAAGTTTAGAAATGTTGGACCAGCAAGTGAAAAAGCATTAGCATCGCAAAGAAAGAAAAAACAGACTCCGGAAGGGAACGCCAAACGATCAGCGTCATTGATGGGTAGAGTTATTTCTGAAGATACAAAAAAGCGTATGTCGTTGTCTCAACTTAATAGGCCGGCAGATAGAGAAGAAAGCAGAAGAAACAAAATAAGAGAAAAGGCAATTGGTAGAAGTCACAATACCGATACTAAGTCTAAACTGTCTGATATAGTGAGTCAGACAAGATGGATCAACAACGGCACCGAACAAAAGAAGGTTAGCGTAAGTGCTCTATCAGGTTATACAGACTTAGGATGGAAAAATGGTAGGATATTACAAGTAGTATCTTGCCCACATTGTGGTGCTACTGGAGTTAAACATAATATCGTTAGAAGACACTTTGATAACTGTAAGAGTAGAGTATGAGTAAACTAGAAATCAACGGGTTATACTTCTGGAAACAAAACTATTGGTTGCCTTGCGGGCTCAACATCAAAGAGAAACTTTGGTGGAGATTCATGCCCGGAGTTGTTATCAATGTGCGTTGGCCCAAAGGCTGGGTAGTCTTGCACGAATCACTAGATGGATCTAAAGTATCAGCAGAATCAGCAGACCCGAACGATCACTATCGCCCTTGGATGGAACAGCATGTAGGTCGTCAAGGATGGGATTGGAATTGGGGTATGGCTAATATGGATGCCACCGAAAATCGCCTAACAATAAAGATTAGACAGAAATATGCCAAGTATGCTACGATAGCGGCAATACAATGGAGTTGACGAATGAATAACATTAAAAGGAAAACAAAATGAGTTTTATTGAAACAGTTAAACCGGCATTACCAGACTATGCAAAGGACACCAAGTTAAACTTGGACGCTGTCCTTTTGCGTAGTACATTGGATGCAGATGTGGCCATAGGATGTGCAGTGGCCGCACTTGCCGCAACTGGTAACGGAAAAGTATTAAGTGTTATGTTAGCAGACGCACCAAAGTTTGCTGACTCAGCAATGACTGCCGCAAGCATCATGTCGCAAAACAATATCTGGTACCCCTATGTTGAAATGGCTGATGATGAACAGTTAAAAGGCTTGCCAGCACAGTTACGCATGAATGCTATTGCGTCACATGGTGGAACTACAAAGGCAAACTTTGAGGCATTCAGTCTTGCCGCAAGTATTGTTGGTAAATGTCATTTCTGTGTTAAGGCACACTATGACACACTCAAGCAAGAAGGCTACACAGTAGAAAACTTACGCGACATTGGTCGTATTGCCAGTGTTATGAATTCAGTAGCAAAAGTATTGAACGGTTAAAAGATAAGGCTATTTCGGTAGCCTTATTCTTGACTAAAATTTCTAAGATAGTATAATTAGTGATATGGAACCTACTCTAAAAGGCTGGGTATGGGAGATACCTTTTTATCCTGTCAGCCCTAAATTCAATCGAGACTACAGAATACTCAAAAGCATTTTTTGGTACGACAGTAGTGATCCTCTTGCCTTTGTACCATTTACAGAAGGATACGAAATACTAGTTCCAGAATCTATTATACAAAATACTCCAGAAGATTTAGAGTACGTTAGAACAAACAAAGAAAAATTTATCTCAACACAAGAACCCATACTTGTTACAGACTACAATGGCAGTTGGCGCTTGCGTCCGTTTATAAGGACTGATCTATGATAGTAAATGTATTAGTACATAGACTTAAAGAAATTATTAACAGTCCAAAATTAGATCCTTACAAGGCTGATAATTTTGACGAGTTGTTAGAATTATATCAGCGATGCGAATTAGAAAACTGGACTGAGTTAGGTAGCCGTTGTAGCATGGGCAATATGGGCATGTTTCAAGATCGTACCAGAACATTGCCACACTATTTAAAGATGGGCGGCTGGGAACCATTGCCAGAATATGATCCTAGCTATAATAAATCATTTACCGATATAGCATTAGGAGCCGCACAGGCAATCGTTCAACGTGCTGACGGACAAAGAATAAGTGTAAGTTGGAGTGGCGGGTTAGACAGTACAGGTGCATTGTTTAGTCTAATGGAATTTGCAGACCCTAAGCAGTTAAAAGTATTTTGTAACTATAATAGTATAGTTGAATCAGGTTCGGTATTTGATACTTATATTAAAGGTAGAGGTATAGAGTATTCTCTAACAACTCCGCTTATGCATCCTACATTTGATGAAGGACTTATTGTAAGTGGATATTTAGGCGACCAGTTGTTTGGTCAATATCATAATCTACAACCTGAGCACTTTACAATGAATTGGAAAGACTACTTGAACAAGGATCAAGTAGAAGTAATGGAACGTATTGTAGCAAATTTTCCAGGTGAACCTATTGTTACAGTTCCTGAATTTTTGTCATTTAATGAACTTAACAGCAAGTGGCAAATGGGCAAGACTAATCGTATGCGTAATATGCCTAAAGATATTGCAGACCGTATGATTAATTTTTACGAAACTGTAGACTTTCAAAAATGGAGTATTGGTCGCTACGCTAAAAAATATCTCAGTGCAGATAAAACAACACACAAGTGGGCAATTAAATTACTGCTTCAAAAATTAATGAAATCGGATGATTACCCTATGAACAAGATTGTACAAACTAGTCATTATCACATACTAGAACATGAATGGGTAATGATGTTAGAAGATGGAACAAATTTATACTTAAAGGACTTTAAATGAAAAGACTACTAGCAATACTCTTATTAGTGCCAGCATTAGCATTCGCTTGGGAACCTACACAGCCTGTCAAAGTTATTATTGGAACTGCCCCGGGTAGTGGTAACGAAATTAGTTTTAGAGAACTAGCAAAAATATTAGAAAGCACAGGCGATAAAACTAAGTTTGTTGTTGAAAACAAACCAGGTGCCGATAGTGCTATTGCGGCCAACACTTTATACGAAGCCGCACCAGATGGTTATACTGTAGCAGTATTAAGTCATATGAGTTTATGGATTACAAATGATGTATGGGAAGCTGGAGTAAAGAAATACAATTACGATAGCTTTAGCGAAGTGCTAACAACAGGCAAAAGTCCTTTAATCCTAATTGCAAGTCCTAAAAGTCCTATAAACACTCCTAAGGAGTTTGCACAGTTAATACACAAACCTACTCGCCCTATTAATTTTGCAATCGGCGGCGGAGCACATCGTACAGGTTATGAATATCTAATGGCAAAAACTAAAGGCGATAAAAGTCAAGTACAGTTCATTATATTCAATGGACCTAATCCTACATTGTTAAGCGTAGCACAGTATGATGGCAAGTCTGGAACGGAGTTTGGAATGATTCCTGTTGCTATTGCTAAACCATTTATAGATGCAGGCAAAGTAAAAGCTATTGGTGTTGCTGGCGAACGCAAACTAGCACAATTACCAGATGTTCCCTTACTTAATGATATCGCTCCCGGTATCAATGTTTACGGTGCATGGGTACTAACTTTACCGCCTAACACACCTAAAGAAATTGTAGACTGGTACGCAAAAACATTTGCTCCTATTGTGCGTAGCGATGAATATAAAAAATGGCGTGAAGATAATTTAATTACTATAGACGAACGTGAACTAACTCCACAAGGTGTACAAGTCTACAGAGAACGTCTACGCAAGACATTTTATCCTGTACTAAAGGATATTAAACAATGAAGTACATATTCGTAGTAGGTGCTCCTGGCAGTAAATGGTCAAGTGTTGCTAAGAACATTTATTTTAGTCCAGATATAGATCGTAGCGATTATACAGAAGATCGTACTTATAAGCATCACGCAGGTGTCATGCACATGGGTGCATACTTTGATCCAGGTATGGAATTTGAAATTCCTGCTAACATAGAAGACATGCCTAAAGAAGCTGTTGAACAATTATTCGATAGCCCATTTACAGGAACAGGCACACGCATTATTAAAAGCCATGTACTAAGTAATCACATAGATTTTTTAAGAACTACATGGCCCAACTGCCCTGTAGTGTTAGTTTATCGTGGTGACGATGCATGTTTAGGTTGGTGGGTTAAATGCGGGCACTTTAATATCAAGTATCCTTGCTATGATTACTATGTTGATCTAGCTACCATGGCCAGTCATATAGAAGAGCAAAATTTTAATATCGTAACTGCCCAACATGTACACGATACTCTTACTCCATCTAGTAACAGAGAATTATGCGACTTTTTGCAAATAAAACGTCCTCCTGACGAATATTATCAATACTATTTTCAAGAAGATATAAGTGTTGCAATTATAAGATAAATAGTTATAACACAGGATGTGTTATTCCCCAGCGGTAAGCTCTTACCCCAGCGGCCTTTAATTTTTCAATTTAAGGACCTAAAAAATGAAAACAGCAAAACAGTTCGTCAACGAATTAGTTGAGAACAATCAAACCCTTTTCAAAGCCAGTGCGATGCAAGTTAAAGCATACTTTGAAAGCAAACCAAGCAAAGAAGAACTAATTGATCACTTTACTGGACGTATGGTTAATGAACGTATGAATATGGTAGAAATTGCAAAAACAATTTCAGAAATGCCAAAAGATACAGATGTTATCGAACTACAGTTATTGAGCAAGCAAGTTTTGGACGAAGCACTACACTATCGTCTAGTTAAAGAAGTTATCGAACACATTTCAGGTGAAGAAGTTGACCTAGAAGCGGCTATCGATAGCTGGGAAACACGTATTACTAGTAAAGGTGCCGCATTGATTGATGAATTCAATGCACACGAAGATCCGATCGCCCTAGCATTGTATCAAACAATCGCTGAAGGTCGTGCAGAAGCAGTTTGGCACCAAATGGCTGAAACCATCGAAGATGATTTTATCAGCCATCGTTATACTAAGGTTGCTCGTGATGAAGGATTTCACAGTAATATTGGACAGTGGAAACTAGAGAAGTTAGTTGACACTCCAGAAGCTCAAGCACATGCACTAGCATTGGCAGATCAAATGCGTAAGAAACTATATAAAATTAGTTGTATTAACACCAAGCCAGTTCCAGAAGCACGTGAGATGATGGAAAAAGCGTATAACTATACATACGCCTAAAAAGGTAGTATAATAACAACTGCGGGCGTAATACCCCGCAGTTTTTTTATCTCGAAAAATTATGGATCAAAATTATTTAAACAACTACTTTGGTAAAGTGTGGCGCAACACACAATACAACAATTTGAACTTGCCTGAGTTCTCGGGCATGGCTTTATTGAATAAAATTAAATCATCAGAGACTGTTATAGACATCGGCTGTGGTACTAACGAATTCAAAAAGCATTTACCAAATGTAATTGGTATCGATCCTGCTTTTCCAGAAGCTGACTATCAGTTGACCTTGGAACAGTATTGCAAAAAATTTACCATGACATATGATGTAGCATTGTGTCTAGGTAGTATTAATTTTGGAGATAAAGATTATATTGAACAGCAAGTTGGATTGGTAACAAGTTTAGTAGGACCCGAAGGACGTATCTTTTGGCGTTGCAATCCAGGATTAAAAGATCATGGAACAGAGGAATGTAAATATATAGAATTTTATCCATGGAGCTTTGAGGAACATATCAGATTAGCTGACTTATTTGGATTCAAGATTTTAGAACTACGATGGGACACTGGAAATAGAATATATTCGGAATGGAGACGAAAGTGAAGAAAAAATTTAATGATTGGCGTAAACGTAGTATTGCAAGACTTGTAAGTTGGAGAATAATCGGCGGATCGACAACTGCCGCGATTGTATATTTTGTTGCTAAATCAGGAGCAAGTGCTGGCGAAACAGCAAGTGTTATTTTTGTTTGTCAGTTTACTATCAATGCATTGATGTATTATGTACATGATAGAGTATGGAACATGTTCCAATGGGGACGAGAAATTATAGAGGTACAAGAATGAAAAAGTTATTAGCAGTACTATTACTAGTACCAACACTATGCTTTGCATGGGAACCAGTTAAACCTATCGAAGCTATAATTGCATGGGCACCAGGTAGTGTCAACGAACTAGTGTTTCGTGCATTGAGCAAACAGGTAGAAGAAAACACAGGTGCTAAATTTGTTGTTATTAACAGAGGCGGTGCTGGCGGTGTAGTTGGAGCAGAAGAACTTAGTCACAAGCCCGCAGATGGATATAGTGTTACAATGGTAAGTATTCCAGGACTAGCCGCAATGGACAAAATTGCTGTTCCAGGACCAGGGCGTACATATACCACTGCCAGTTTTGATTATCCGTTTTTTGCGGCCAGCAGTCCGTTTGCTATAGTTGCAAATATCAACGATCCTATCGATAATGTTAAACTTTTTACAAGAGCAATACAAACTAGACAAGTAAGTATTGCGGCCACAGGCGGCGCCAGACTAGTCTACGAAGAAATGGCTGTTAAATTAAACTTGAAAGAAGACAAGGAACATATTGTACGTGTTGATCATCAAAGTCCTGTAGCGGCACTAACTGATGTAGTCAATGGAAGTGTGCGTTTTGCAGTTGTACCTGTACTAGTTGCCAATGCTTTTTATAAGGATCATAAAATCCGTATCATAGCATTGTCTGGTAATCACAAATTATCGCAGATGCCAGAAGTACCACTCTTAAGTGAAGCGATTCCTGGATTTAACATTAGCGGAACTTGGGGGCTAATGTTGCCTGCTGGCACTCCCAAGGATGTGCAAGACTGGTACCATACAGAATTTACTAGAGCTTTAAAGAGTGAGGATGTGCGTACAATGTACGAAAACAACTTAATGCTAGAAACACCCGAATTAAGCACTCAAACAGCATATACTAAATATGTAAAAGATCGTGAAATTCAGTGGAAACCTTTAGTAGATACGGTCCTGAAAAAAACGGATAAATAAAAAAGAGTACTTTACTCACTCATTAAAATTAAGGAATTAACATGACAAAGCCAGCAAAAGAATTTTTAGACGATTTGTGGGATTCATTCATGCCGTTACACAAAGTGGCTGAAATCCAAACACGTCAGTTCTTCGCAGAACGCGGTAAGGACAAAAAAGAATTAGAAAATTTCTTTCATATTCGTTTAAGCAACGAGCGTATGAATATGATTGAATTGTCAAAAAAAGTAAGCGAATTACCAGCTTTGACAGATCCAGAAGATTGCCGTTTGCTATCAAAGCAAGCATGGGATGAAGCAGAACACTTCCGTATTGTATACGAAATCCTAGAACATTTGACAGGTGAAAAGCCAGATCTAGAAGAAATTTGGAAATCATATGGTAAAGTTGACGTTCGTATGGGTGCTAGCTTGATCCAGAAATACGAAGCACAAAACAATCCAATCATGATGCACTTGTATCAGTATATGGCTGAAGGTCGTGCTAGCCATGTTTGGGCTACAATGGCTGATTGTGCTGGCGATGAGTTCATTCAAAAGCGTTATGACCGTGTTGCACGTGACGAAAAGTTCCACAGCAATATTGGCCGTATGATGTTAGAAAAACTATGCACAACAGAAGAAGCACAGCAAGAGTGCCTATCTTATGTTAAAGAAATGATTTGGGATCTATTCGAGTGTTCATGCACAAGTTTAGGCGACTTCAAGACAGCTAGTCCAGAAGTTCAACAAATTATGCTAGAAGCATATGGCGAGCCACATCGTAACCTATGTGTTGCGTTCAATGGCAAGGAAGCTGTAGCCTAATAGGACTTTATGCGGATTTTAATGAGTCAGAGGGATGTTCGCATCCCTCCCAATAACTTTTTATTTGACGCACTAGAACGCAGTTGGTATGAACTGTTACATAAACATACACTTATACCTGTTGCCAATATTGGCGCAATCGATGAAAGTATAGAATTTGATTGCCTAGTCCTTACAGGAGGACCCGATAGTATTGCAAGACATACTACCGAAGATTTATTATTTGCTCATGCACTTAAATTGGGCAAACCTATTGTTGGCGTTTGCCACGGCGCTTTTACTGTGAATGATCTGACCGGAGGAGTAAACGGTTACATTGATGATCATACAGATACATCACACTTAATAAACATGGAAGGCAGTACACATACTGTAAACAGCTATCACAGCCAGTTCATTAAGACCATGGGTGCTGATATGATAACTACTGCTACAGACATAGACGGTAACACCGAAGCCTTTGAACATACGTCAAAGCCAATCTACGGTATCGTTTGGCATCCAGAGAGAATGAAACATCCTGTACTGCCAAAGAAAGTTAAAGACTTACTAGAGGTTGACTGATGAAACAAAAGATAATACAATTACTACAGTGGATCAAACAAATATCTCTAAATTATGAAAGCGACGAAGATGTTTTCATAAGAATGACACAGGAGTACGAACGTGTAATGACACATCGTCGGCTTGTATCAGAATTGAGATCAATGGGTGGTTATACTGTTTTGTTTTAAATCGTTGTAAAAATACCACATTTCATATATGGTATTGACACAAAGACTAAATAAACATACAATAGAATCATCGTTGTTAAGAACTAGTTAAAAAAGTTTGTTGTCCAAAAACAACAAAAAGATTTAAAGAGTAGTTGACAACAGTGCCAAGAGGCACTACAATAAGAACATGTTAGCAATTCCGCTAACAAAATTTTCAGAAAGTAAACAAGAGCAAAAAATGCAATCACTCAATAGACAATGTATTAAACATTCGATAGCCCAGGCGGAAGGCTTTATGCCCTCTTATTGGCTAACGATTAATAGTACAGTCAGTCTATCAAATGATCGTTTACCAGAGATTTTAGGGTCCACGGAGGGCTGGGATGGTTAGTAACAACTAACAAATTTCCAAAACTTTAAGGACCCTAGGATTAACAACCCTGGGGTTTTTTGTTTTTAGACTTTCGAAAAAGTGTGTATAGGGAACGCGACCCTGCTGGCACTTAAAACATCGGCTTAATGTGGGCGGCCTACCGGATGGTAAGTTCTAGGCGATAACTAGAATTGTAAAATGGTAGCGTATTAAAGTGTTCTTTAATTTGTAAAAATATATTAAAGAACTTTTTAATACACACTTTCCTAACAGCCCTGAAAGCTGTTGACATAGTCAAAGGAGAGTGTTACAATTAACACATGGAGGAACGGCGCAGTTGGAGAGGCGCGGCAGACTGTAAATCTGTTTCCTAAGGATGAGTAGGTTCGAATCTTACTTCCTCCACCAAAATTTGGCTTCATAGTATAATGGTTAGTACGGTGGCTTGTCACGCCATTAATAGGGGTTCGATTCCCCTTGGAGCCGCCATAATCTTTCGGAGTGTAGCACAGCCTGGTAGTGCGCCTGGTTTGGGACCAGGAGGTCCAAGGTTCGAATCCTTGTACTCCGACCACTTTCAAAGTCTATGTCTGAGGTCACACGTCCACGGTAGACTATCTTTTTTACCCATGTAGCTTAATGGTCAAGCAACCGGCTGATAACCGGTAGATCTAAGGTTCGATTCCTTTCGTGGGTACCAGTTTAGGATAGCAACAGCAAATTTAAATCAACTTTCAATTGGATGAAAAAAGATGCTATCCTGTTTATTTCTGTTGGGGATTCGCCTAGTTGGCCTAAGGCAACGGTCTTTGAAATCGTCATCATCAGTTCGAATCTGATATCCCCTGCCAAATTATATTGCGTTAGACTTCTGGGCTAGGTCAATAGGCTTTCAACCTATCTAGGCGGGTTCGATTCCCGTACGCAATACCAGTTTGCGATAATGGAGGGGTAGCCGGCAATGCTGGTGTATACTAGTTTCCCGCAAAGGTTCGAGTCCTTTGGTCGCAATTTAATATGCCGTGGTAGCTCTCTGGGTAGGGCACCTCACTGTCGATGAGACTTAGGCGGGTTCGATTCCCGTCCACGGCGCCAAGTTTATTTTAAATGGAGAATGACATGAAACGTGCTAAACGTTAGTGTCAACCTTGACCCCGTATTGGTCCTGGTTGGCACATTAAATCAATTTAATTACGACCAACCACGCTAAACTTTAGTGGCGAAGTAACCGGCTCTTAACCGGAGGAACTGAGTTCGATTCTCAGAGCGTGGACCAATACGGGGGTGAAACTTTAAGGTGAAGTAACCGGCTTTTAACCGGTAAAATTCGGATCGTTCCCGAACACCCCTACCATATAAAAACACACTGACTTGCCTCCAGGTAATAGTCAAATTGAAGCCGAGCCAGGATGCAGAGTCTCGGATTAAAGACTAAGTGTGTTTCTATATGGTACTGACTGCCAGCAGATAAAAAGCCTAACAGCAAAGTAATCTGTGTTGGATGAATATACAAGCCGCAAGGTATCCCGGAGGACGACTCTTAGGTGATAGTGTGAATAGCACGGAATAAGCACCGTATATTTGGCCCGAATGACGGGAACTCAGAACCATCCATATGAAAACACATTGCCCTAGAAGCGGTGAGATGAATGACACAATAGGCTCACAAGGGGTGTCGCAGTGTGTTTCTATATGGTAATGTAGCATAATGGTAGTGCAACACCTTCATACGGTGTCCGGTGAGAGTTCGACTCCCTCCATTACCACCAAAATCTATTCCATCTTAATATTCTTGGCGAGTATGCCCGGCTGTTAACCGGAGAAGGTTGGTTCGAATCCAACAGATGGAGCCAAACAATTTGGGGGCAGTAGTGGGCTACGGGTAACCCTTGCAAGGTTGCTGACTAGAAGGATTCGATTTCCTCGGCCTCCACCAAATTTATCTCTCTAAAGCGTTATCAGGTTGCGTACACGGTTTGGGGCCGTGTGGTCTAGGTTCGAATCCTGGTAGGGAGACCAATCATGCTCTATTAGTACAATGGTAGTACTCCGGTTTTGTAGTCCGGCAATCGTGGTTCGATTCCTCGATGGAGCACCAAGTTAGAGGATGCGTTCAGCAAATTTTATACATTAGACTTTTAATCTAAACCGTAAAAAAGCATCCTGTTTTTTTCGCCCTTTTAGTATAATGGCAGTACAATGGTTTTGTAATCCGTTGGCGGGAGTTCGATTCTCTCATTGGGCACCAATTTTATCTCTGTGAAGTGTTACCTGGTT